CATTCAATCCTGACGAAGTTACTGAAGAAGATGCCAACGACGATGACGAAAAGAAAACCGGAAAGGAGTTAGTCCTGGCTACTGATGTAGAAGGGTTGAAAAAGCAGTCGGAAAACTGGCGTACAAAAGTACTGAAGGCAGAAAACAAATTGAATTTTCAAGATGAAAAAAAAGGTGATAAACCAAATCCAATGCCCGAAGGTCCTAAACGGATCAAACAAGTAAAACGCATAGAGCAACTTACTGCAGAAAAATTGGCTATTGATACCGAATTGGCTAACATGCAATAATGCTGGTAGGTTTCAACGACATAAAGCGTAATGAACCTGTACGGTCGGAAACTAAGAAGCTACCCGAAGCCATTGAAGCTTCGGGTGCTTCACTTTATTTCTCGGCCGAAACAAGTTTGATGACTAAACACCTGGGCACAATTGTTCCAGGACAAGACAAACACTTCTATAGTTTTGGAAACTTCAACATGATGAGATTGATTTTTTGGGTATTAGACCAAATAGGACCGGCTGATATCATAATGAGTACTTATTCTATAAGCCCGAAAACAATCACCGGTGTATTGAATCGTCGCGAAAAAGGAACGATTCGGAACATCCGTTTCCTGGTCGATAATCGTGTTCGATCATTGTCACCAAAGCCGTTCGACATGCTTGTAGCTAATTTTGATTATCGATGCATATCCATTCATGCAAAAGTAGCGTGTGTATGGAACGATAACTGGAATATAACCATAGTGAGTAGTCAGAACGCTACCGATAACCCTAAAATGGAGCGAGGAACGATTTACACAGGGTTAGATATTTTTAATTTCGACAAACAAGTATTGGAAGATGCATTTATCAGAGGAACAACTTAAAGGAGTGGAAGAAATGGCATACAGACTCTTTACTCCGGAACTGACGGCCATAAATATTGAAGCGGATGAAATCGAATTTTGTGAGGCTGTGAGCATTCCAGGAACACCGGCACGAAATGCCTATTATAAAGGATTTATCCGCCAACAAACAGAACTCAGGGAGTCTATTATCAAATCAGCCGGCAACGGAAGCAATCCGGCACAACAGCAGCTATTATCACTAATGAATGTACTTCAATCTAGCCTGACATGAAACAAATCGATACCGGTAAGTACCAAACAAAGAAATCGCTTGAGGAGCAAAGCTATGAGGTGATTCTTGCTCACATTCTGGATCCTGACAGTTCTCCATTACCTGCCGAACTAAAGGATAAATTCAACCGGGTTATTTCGGCCGGTAAAATGCTCGACGATTATCACCCGAGTAATGTGATCCCTCGCTTATTGGCAAAATACGATATAACAGCCAATACAGCCAGAAAGGATATAAAGCTCGCTCAGGAGCTTTTTAAATCAAAACATGAGTTTGATTGGGACTACTGGCAACAATGGCAGATAAAGGATCTAGTGGAGACAATACGCACCTGTAAACTCAATGGTAAGCATAAGGAACGCATTGCAGCTCACAAAGTACTCAAGGATGTGATTGGCGAAAAACAAGTAGGTGCTGAAGATCCAAAACGCATGGAAAAAAATGTGTTCTACATACAGCTGAACAACAACAGCCAAACGGTAAACATCGACATGAATAAACTCAAAGGACTTCCTTCTGACGAAATCAGAGACATCATGGAAGCGCTTATTGTTCCTGAGCAAACAGATAATCAAATAATAGATATTTTAAATACTTGATAATATGAGTGTTAATGTAGACTTAAATGGCAACCAAAAAGAAACTCCTAAATATATAATTATTGGTTGTCCTGATGATAAGAAAGCACTGCTATTGGCAAAACTAGCAGTTGAAGAAACAGTTGTTCATTTTATTGATAAAGAATCTGAACTTACAATTTTACCAATAAGCAATACACCTAAATTAACAGGTATGTCATTGTACTGTGAAACATTCGAACCTGATCTTATTGAAGTAGCCAAAGATAATAATGTTCCATTTTGGAGAAATTTACCAAGTAAAAAAGGCAAAAAGCGAAAATAATGGAAACTTACTACGAGGAAAATTTATCGCTAAATTCGTTTCAAATCTCGGCTATGTCACTCAAGGCAAAGCTGAAGTATCTTATTGCCGGTCGTGCTACGGGTAAATCGTTCGTCAATGGTGCTGAAGTGGACGAAAACGTGCGGATTATGCCTCGTGGTATTACTTCTATTACTCAGGACACTTTAGGTCAGGCATTGACCAAAACACTACCTTCCACATTCAAACTACTTGAAAAATTAGGCTATAAAAAATACGATGAAAAAACAAAGTCCGGCGATTATGTAGTTTGCCGGAAACCGCCAGATCATTTCTATGAGCCGTATGAAAAAATAATGAGTCACGAACACATGATCACTTTCTCCAATGGTCATGGACTGTATATTTTGAGCCAAATGGCTGGCGCTCGTGGTCCCAATGTCGACTATAACATAACCGATGAGGGAATCACAATCGACAAAGTAAAGTTTGACCAGGAGTCAGCGGCTACCAATCGTGGTAATGAGGAAATTTGGGGCTTTCAGCGTAAAGACGGAAAACCAAAGCTTGAAAAACACCACGGATCCACGTTTACTTCGTCCATGGGTTATCTTCCGGAACATAAATGGATGACAGATCCGGCACAATACTACGAAGATGAAGCCGGTATTCGTATATTCGAGATTTGGAATAAAATAGTAAACCTTCAGCTGCAGCTGATAAAGGCAAAACTGGATAACGATGAACGCCTGGCTGTAGAACTATGGCATGAAGCGGGTCGATTGCGTAAACAAATCACTCCATTTGTTTCGAAAGATGGTGTGTTGTTCATGCTATCTAATGCTTTCGATAATATCTATAACATTGGATTCTCATACATAACCAAGATGTACCAGGTGATGGACATGGTTACGTTCATGATTGAGATCCTGAACTATTACATTGACAAAGTGACTGATTGTTATTATGCCATTGACGAACGCCATGTGTACTATAAGGCCGATAACGATGACTTTATTCGCGGATTAGCTGATAACAATGATTTTGATTGGAAAGAGCTGCAGAAACGTAATTCACTGTACGATTCCGACTGTGATCCGAACCGACCTATTGAGATAACACCCGATTGGGGTAGTAAGATTTCATTGATTGAAGTTGCCCAGGAACGCATGTTCGATTTCGTTACAGGACTTATTCAACTCACTGACAATAATATCAATGAGTTCTATGTTAAGCCTGATGATAACCCTGATACAATGATCAATGCATTGATGGATGACTTCTGTGATTACTATCGCTATCACAAGAAGAAAGAAGTTATATTCACTGTTGATACTTATGGAGATCTTAAGCTGGCTAACAGTAAGAAAACATACAATCAACATGCTATATCACGCTTGCAAAAGCATAAGTGGAAAGTAACTGTCCGGAAGCACCCGGGTAAAGAACCACCACAGAATGAGAAGTATCTACTGTGGCGTTACCTGTTGCACGAGGCAGAACCAAAGCTGCCAAAGAAGCGGTTCAATGGTGCACGTTGCAAGTACACACTCATATCAATGAATAACACATCTGTTACTCAGAAGATTAATGGAACGTTTGAGAAGGATAAGAAGAGCGAGGCTCGCACTTCTGTACTCCCTGAAGAAGCAACACACTTCGGTGATGCTGTCGACAAACGTATATGGACTAAGTATGGTCCACAACTCAAGAAGGGTTCCTCCTTCGTAGACCCACGGTTTTAGGTAGTCGCACAATCAAATCATTTCATTGTGCTATTTAGTTGCCATTACACATTCAATTGCTCTCGCGCCGGAGCAATTGAAAGAGTAATGTGCGATTATCATCAGTATTTGTGCGACAAATACTTAAATGTGCGATATAGGACTGCTTTTCGCCTATAGGACTGCCTTTTATTAACACATGCCTGTCATATTTCCTTAAAAACGTGCGGTTTTCAGTGCTCCGAGCCATAGGGCGGGGTGGGGTTTGTAGTCAAACATTGCGACGATGTCGCAGGGATTTGGAGAGTTTAAGACCTTGATTGTTAATTAAATAGTAATTTATTAAGGTTTTTTAGCTTTTCGGTTTTTTTTGGCTTCTACAGCTTTTTAGTTTCGAATTATATTTTGATTTTTGAATCCGCACATAAAAAATATTTTTCAGTTTGATTTTTGATGTTATTTGTAAATAATAAGGTTGCTTTTTTATTGATATGTTGATTTAGTGTCTTGATATACAGATATATAGTATTGTTGTTATTGAATTTTTTCGTATATTTGTACTACCAAATGACACGGCAATGTCATTATATATAAACATTATTAATATTTTAAATTTTTACGCAATGACACAAGTAAAAGGAAACAACGCTTTAAAAGCGGTAGAGGTAACAAAACCAGTTTTAATGATTTCGGAAGGTGGAAAAAACAAAACAACTGCCAACGAAGTGCAAAAAGAAGATGAAGTGAAACCCGAAACGGTTGTAAAAAAAGAGCCAACACTTCAAGAATTGAAAAACCGTGCAACTCTTATTCACTTACTAGATGAAAAGCACACCAAGCTAACCGCTAAGCGGTCATCGCTTGATAGGTTCATAATTAAGCATGAAAGTGAAAACGCTCAAATAGTTGTGACAGATGCCAACGGTGAAGAATTTAAAAGTTCATCCCCTCGCACCATTGGCAAAGTACTTGAATTTTGGAAGCAAGAATTTGACGAAGCCATCACCGAAATTGAGAACGAAATTAAAATTCAATTCGCAGCCTAAAAAAAAATCCCTACAGGTAGGCAAACTTGTAGGGATTTAAAAACACTTGATTAATACAAATAATTTTTTACGCACTACAAAGTTATGAATAATTCCGAAAAGCGCAAACCTACTGAGGCGCAACTAGAATCTATCAGAGCCAAAAGAACAGAGTTAAAAGAACTATCTAAGCCGTTTAAAAAACTTGTTGAGATTGGCGAAATATCAACCATTAACGAGGGCTTAACGGCTTTATATTCTGAGCAAGGGCATAAGGATTTAAAAACCCTAAAACAATGGAATCAAGAGGGTAAAAGTGTAATAAAAGGCGAACATGCACTGTTATTGTGGGGTAAACCTAAAGCGATAGGAAAACTCGAACCGAAAACAGAACCAACCGAAAGCGAGGAAGATGCAGCGGATTTCTACCCGATTTGTTTTGTATTCTCTTCTTTGCAAGTTCATGAAAGGAGGGCGGCAGCATGATTGAAAAAATATTGACAGTTTGCCAAATGACACAGGGCAAAAAGTATGCACCTGGCATCAACTTAAAAGGCGATTATTTGAAAAAGTTTGGCTTTAATGTTGGGGATATGGTAAAGGTGGAACTTCACAAAAATAAAATTGTGATATCCAAAAATTCAGCTACTGAAGTACTCACAGACATGCAAAGTAAAAATCCCGCTTTACTGGCTTTATTGAATGGTTTAAATTTAGAGGTTGCATGAGTTTCGTAAAACATATTGAGCACGCAGGGCGAAGAATGGGCAGGGGTACAGCCTTTTGTGATTTACTGACTTTTGCCGTGTGTGCTCTATCTATGAAAGGTAAAGAGGATGAATATTTAAAAACTGCAAAGAAGTATACAGCCGATGAAATGATGCATTTTTCACATGCTTTTGGTTGTTTAGTGATTGATATGGACAATCACGGCGAAGGATTGAAAGACTGTTTAGGCGATTATTTTATGGAGATATTGAGTAACGAGCGACAAGGGCAGTTTTTTACTCCTCAGTACCTTTGTGATATGATGTCACAATTTACAGGACCGTATGAAAACGGAAAATCTTTAAATGATTGTTGTTGTGGTTCGGGTCGTATGTTCCTATCTGCTGCAAAAATTAACCGTTGTTTAGAGTTCTATGGTGCTGATATTGATTTACAATGCTGCCAAATGACAGTTATAAATTTATGTTTAAATGGGTTGTACGGTGTAGTTTCGCACATGGATAGTTTACGCATGTTAGAGTGGAGACGATGGGAAGTTAAACTTCACCCCGTTTATTTAACACCATATATCCGAGAAATAGACCTTTCGAAAATTGAAAGTATAGATGTAAAAATACAAACTATTGAAATGCCCGAAATAAAGCCCGTACAAACGACTTTAGATTTATTGTTTGAGTCTGTCGACATGCTTTTGTAAGTTCGAATAACAGCACGTAAACCACCTAAATAAGGGTGGTTTGGTGTGTGTCGACTACTTTTTGTCCCGCCAAAAAGTAGCAAAAAGGCGGAAAACACCCGCGAGGGGTAGAGATGAAAATTAAAAATTTATAATGTTTGAACGCCCAACTGAAAAGTTTGGGCTTTTTTTATGTCCTTTTCTCTACCTAATTTTTTATGGAAATTTGTATCGTAAAGTTATAACTATGGTAGAAATAAGATTTCCAAATTCAGGATTAAGCGCAGAGTATGGCGATATTATATTCAGCAGTGTAACCGGTTATGTACTGGCTACTGTCTCTGTTGGAGGTAATCCTGTTTTGGAAGAAAAATACATACCGGATCCGGATGGTGTGATTCGAATAATGGGCATTGGAGAGCTGGCAATGGTTTACTTTTCTTCAAATAATTTTGAAGCTGCAAATGGTATTGATGGTGAAGCTATTGTTGTCACGGTTTCTCTACTTGAAAAGGATGCTCTTGCACCGGTAGTGAAAAATGTCACTATTTTCCCATGCGTTGTTGATTTTTCGGGATCGCTTCCGGCAGATACGTTTTTGAGTATCCCGCTATCGAGATCGATTAATAAAACTACTGCCTTCGGCCGAAAGGAATGGATATCGTTTTATGGTGGATCCACAGTGCAATTATACGCTGCTTATCGTGGAACGACGTCTGACCTTTCACAAACGGTTGAGTTTGCTACTCTTGCAAATGCTGCTAAGTTTTACCGACTTAATGTTTCGCCTGCAGTAATCGCCACTGCTATAGGTTGCAATGAAACGGATCTGATCTATTATAACTTATATACGTCGGTAGAGTCAATTATTCGCTTCACAATGGATGACCGAAATTATCCGGATCAGAAAACATTTGTGTTCCGGAACTGCTTCGGCGCTCAGGAGTCATTTACTTGCATAGGCGATGAGAGACCAGATCGGAAATGGACACGTAGCTTTGGAACAATACAAAAGAAGCGTGTAAGTATTAGTCGGGATCTTGATAATAAAATGACTGTTTCGAGTGGATATATATCGGATGAAGATGTAGAGGTTTTAGAAGATTTACTTAACTCTGATCAGGTTTGTTTGCTAGATCAACATGGATTTCAGGATATAGTTATTACGGATGAGAGCTTCAGCTTTGTTGATAGATCGGATGAACTGAAAGAAGTAAGCTTTAGTTATCGGTTTGCACAAAGTAATCAGTTTAAAACCAGCTATAAGGCATTTGCTAAACCAAGGATATTCACTCACCAATTTGATGATAGTTTCAACTAATGGCACAAAGACCTACAAAAATACGGAGGAACTTGATGCTCAAAGAACTTGACATTAAATGGCTTCCGAATGGAAATAGAATGATATTCAATATCAAGTTTGTAGATAAATCGGGTAAAGTTCGTTTCTTTCCACTAGCTGTCTGCAGGGGATTGAGATATAATATGAGTATAGCGCGCCAACGTGGTATTCAACCCTGTAAAGAGAATGGTGATTTACTGGATCATGTTTATCCGGTTGGGATTGATAATATTTTGCAATACAATGGAATGGAAGTAATTCTTTAAATATATGGATATAATTTACAATAAAAAGGGTACGCCCCTGATGGTATCGTCTACCAGTTATTTTGCTGTTACCAATGGTGCTCCTCAGGGTATTACTCCGGAGGAAAAAAAGGCTTTGATTAAAGTCGTTGATACAAAGATAGATCAAGACTTTACATCCATTGAAGGTAAAAAATTACTTTCGTGGGGATCAAACAATGATTTTCCGCAATGGGCTGATAAGATTATCAGTTCTACCAGCGTATTAAACTCCGGGCTAAAGTTTATCCGTAATTTTACTATTGGTCAAGGAATTTATGCTGCTCAGGTAGACGGATTCGACGCTGATGGGAATGAGGTCCTTTCGCCATATAAAGATCCTGCAGTTCAGCAGTTGCTTTACAGCAAACGCCGAATGTTCCGTAACTATATGGAAAATTGTGGACGTGATTACTTTAAATTTGGTGCTGCAGCTGTGCAGTTGATCCCCAACGGTGATGGTAGTCAGATCGTAGGGCTTAATACCGTAAATGCTTACTTCTGGCGCCTTACTCAGCGCGATACAAATGCATTTGAACAGTTGGTTGTATCGGGTAAGTTTCCGGATACCCCTGGTAAAGAAGATTTTTCTGTTTTCGATGTGTTGCTTGAGTATGATCCCGATATGGATCTGGACATTCGCCGGTACGAAAAAAAGAACCTTCAGAACATGATTATGATGGTTCGCGACAGCTGGAGTAATCGTGATACGTATTCTGAACCTATATGGTTGAGTGCTTATCTGGCCGGTTGGATTGATATTGCTAAGTCGGTACCGGCTTACCTGAAGAAAGTGTATAAGAACCAGGCGACATGGAA